TTGATGATGCGGCATGGCTGGCCGTGTAGGGCCAGCATGGTTTCCGCTGCCATTGATGCAAGGGTATGCATTAAGAACCCAACAGAATTTTCACAAAGTCTGATGGGTTGCCTGCCGCTTCTACGACCTTACCTGCGATGGCATTTGTGTCGGTTGCATTCACACCAGTGCCATCGGCTTTTGCATAGGCATAATCACCCACGGCAAAAGCAATGCTTGAAGTTTTGGGCACTTCATAAACGCCGGATACTGATACAGCAACCACATCACCAATGGCGCCTGCTGTTTCTGCGATACCAACCAATTTACCTTGTACAACCATACCGCCAGAATCAACGTCAGCAGCAAGGGTTAAATCTAAGACATTACCGTCTTGAATTTTATTTGTAGCCATGAGCTATCTCTCCAAAAAAAATTTAGGCATTAAAAAACCGGCACTAAGCCGGTTTTTTTTACGTTAATCGCTTTATACGATTATTGGCCGTTTGATTTCATGATGCCGCGATAATCCGCCATACTGGCTGCGAAGTCGTGACGCACTTTTAAATCCAAACCGTCAGACTTGAAGTCGAACTGGCTGTCGATGTAGGCACCTTCTTCACCTTCCAGATAGCCGTAGGTCAGGCCGTCCACCAACATCGGATCGCCAAAGCCGTAGAATGCGGTTTCGCTGTTATCATCCAGCTCGGCTTCGGTAATGATTTGCAGGTTCGGGAACGGATTCACGTCGGCCACTTTTGCGGCAACAATCGAAGCACGAATCTTATCTGCTTCGGTTTCCAGCGCTGCTGGCACCAGAACGGTTTGCAGTGGTGTATTCAGAGGATAGCCAGCTTCACCTTGTGCACCTTTGGATTTCTGCTTACGCAAGCCTTTACGCATCAAACCCAGCGCTTCTACTGCAAACGCAGAGGTACCACCGGTCAGCAAGTTCTTGTGATCAGCATGAAATGCTGCCTTGCCGTCTTCACCCATTTTCGGATTACTGGTCAGCAAGCTGTAAACCGCTCGAATCTCAGCTTGTACCGCCTGAGCGCCCATCATCATAGGCAGACGAGAGAATGCATCCAGATCATCATTGATCAGCATTTCACGACTGATGCGAATGATGCGGCCTTTAGTAGACAGCGCGATGGTTTCTTTGCTGTCTTCCAAGTGACCCAGCTTGTATTCACCGTTCTCTTGTTTACCCAACAGCATTGGCGCATCACTCAAGCGCGTAATGTTATGCGGCTTGAAGTTAGGCAAGGTACGGCGAGTGGCAATACTGGTGAAGGTGCGCGGGCGCGACGCATAACCGCGTGCCAACTGGTTACTGGCAACATCAGCAAATACGTTTGGCAAATCACTGGTGCTATGCAGTACTGCACCGGCAATTTGCTGCGGCGTCATACCGGAAACATTGGTGCCGCTGTAGTTGAGCACTGATCGACAAATATCAATCATACTCATATGGGCAAAATCGTTCGGGCCTTCCAATTGGTTGTTAGCAGGATCAATTCGATGCATGACGGCTGCAGTCACATCTTCGCGTAATGTGCTGCCGTTGTTAGTAGTACGCACACGGCCTGCTGGCATATTGTCTTTATCGCGTTTAGCCAGTTCAGCCAGTGCTGCGGTATTCGCATCGGCCAAAGTGGTTTCGCCGTTAATCCAACCTTGAAGCATTGAATCAGACAAGCCATGGGTTTGAGCCAGCATGGTTAAGTCTGCAATACGCTTACGCTCTGCCGCTACACCTTCAGCAACAAGCGCGGCATTAGCATCTGGTGTAGGTACCTGAGCCGCTGCCGGTTGTGGGTTTTGGCCTGCGTCCGGGCCTGCGTTCATTTGTGGTTTTTTCATGCTAGCTTTAAGCACGTCATCTTCCTCTTCTGGAGTTTCATCGTCTTGAGCCGCAGGCGCGGCAATGGGTAACTGCATAAAAGTGGATACACCTTCAGGGGTTGAAGGGAATTCACTTGAATTAAGGTGGTGAGCCACAGCTTCGACTGGATCTAAAATCACATCGATTAAGCCGTGCTCTAAACATTGCTCGGCATTGAGCCATGTTTCATTGCGCATCAGCTCTAGCGCTTCGTCTTTTGATAAATTGGAATGCTCGGCATAAATGTCTGCCGCTTGGTTGGAAAACTGTTCAAGCTGCTCAGCCGCTTTGCGAAGGTCGTCAGAATTTCCGCGAACCTCGTTCATGGCTAAATGCAAAAACTGGAAAGCATTGCGCGGCATACGCACTTCGTCACCGGCTAAAGCAATAACTGTAGCCATGGACAACGCCATACCATCGATAGTGACAATCACTTTGCGATCACTTTGCTTGAGTGCGTTATAAATGGCGAGGCCGTCTAAAATGTTGCCGCCTTCACTGTGGATGCGCACATGCAGATCACCCACTGGTTTGGCCTGCTCCAATTGCGCGACTACGCTCATGGCGTCGTTTCCATCCCACCAATCACCAATGATGCCGTACAGCATCAGTTCGCCTTGTGAATTGATGTAATTGGTCGCGGCCTTCGCTGCTTCGCCAATGGACATAATGGCGGTGGCAATGGCCAAACTAATCGTCGTTCTTTTCATCATCGTCTTCCATTTCCGGTGTGGTTGGGTTGGTATTGCCAGCACCGGAAACTCGGCGTGGGTCTGAATCTAAAATCAATTTGTGGGCGTCAATCATGTCGTTCCACTCAGCGTATTGCTTAGCAATCAGATCAGGGTTATCTCCCTGTTCCAGCAGTGCCCGTTGTGGTGGTTTAAGACCAGCTCGAATCGCTTTAACTAGTGGCGGGATTTCTTTTTGTGGGTCGAACATATCGCGCCGTGGTGATATCCAATGACACTCAAGATCACGAACCGGGCGGCCAATGAGTTCCAATGATTCCTGCAGCCACTCCCAAATTCGATCCAACATCATTGGGATAATGATGCGACTGCGATCATTGGTAATGCGGCGGTGCATATCCAGCCAGCCCATTCGACCACTGGTGAAATTTACCTGCTTTAAATCACCCACCAATGCCTGGTAGGTAATGCCCCATTCAGCGGCAATGTGGTGAAGTTCTTCGGTCACAAAGTCATGCTGGCCGCTGATACCCGGTGGTTGGTTAAACGCCATACCTTGGCCTTGACCAAGGCGCACCAACAAACCCGGCTCCATTCGTTCTGGCAACGGATCACCCTGATCAGAATTTCCGATACCGTTGCCGGTCTGAGTTACTGCGCCCACCAAACAGGCAGAAACTTTCATCTGCTCTAAGCGAGCATCTTGAAACTCTTCAAGGTTTTTAATTTTGGTGAAACTGGCCAAACCTTTTGGCAAACCGCGAATCTGACCGGGGCGTTCACAGTCGAACATATGAATGACGTTCTTGGCGTCATGGCGGCGAGACTTAAACGAGAAGCGTCTTAGTACACCCGCATCCGATGGGTTTTCATCAAACAGCCAGTAACCAACGGCTTTGCCATCATCATCAAATTCAACGCCTTGAATAATCTGATTGCCGTTGTCTGGATTGGTGCCTTCGCGGTTGTGATCGAGGTAATCCCCTTCCAACATTTTTAGCTGGAGCGGAATACCCGATTTAGGCTCAACGGTACGCTGGCGAACGATTAACATCTCGCCGCTGCTCACCGTGGTTTTCCAACCAAGGTGCTGCAGCCCAAACAGATTATTCAAGCCAAACAAATCACAGCTTTGGCTATTGGCCCACTTATTCACCAGCTCTTGAATTTGACCGGCTTTTTTCTTTTTGTTTTTTGCAGTAGCGCGCAAGTCAGGACGGATGCCATCCGCAACCGTGTGATAGGTTTTTGCATCCACTGCTGATTTATAAATAGCGTTATTGCGATACATATCACGGGAATTTTTACGGGCCGTGATTAAGTTGGCACGACCAATACTGGCGGCACTGGCATCACCGTTGGCACGATACCCACGACGACCACTGCCTGTGGCATCGTAATGCATGTTCGTTTTCTTCAAACGAGTAAGCGCATCGCGGTTAATCTCACGGCGCAAAGCAGCCTCGGGACTAAAGAACCCGATCACGTTTTCAAAAAAGTTAGACACTAGCGATAGCCTTTAGCGAAGCTCGATGCGTAGGGTTGCGGTTTGGCGACGGGCTGGCCCAGTTCAGCACGTAATTCGTCACGAATAATTTGCATCTCAATTAATGAGCGGTACTTGGTCGTTACACCGTCATACGCCACTTCGGTCACGCCAGTATTAATAGCGGTTTCTAAAGCAGCTAACTGGGCGGCTTTGCTCATCGTTTTCTATCCCAATAACTGGATTTTTTACGCTCAGAAGATTGAGCAGGTTCGGGCTTCGGCGGTGAAGGCAATAGACCGTTAGTGAGATCCACACCCTTGTACTGTTCTGCAAAGGTTAATGCCGCCAGTGCATACCGGCGG